ATGTCCTCCTCTGTGTAGTTATTCAGTGTGAAGCACCAGTTGGGTGAACGTGACATGTCGATAGTATGCCCTCCGAATTATTTTATTTAATTTAAAAAATTAATTATCCCCCTATATATATCATGGCACGCAGGTACCGAAAAAAAACCACTCGCCGACCACGCCGCATGGTCCGCCGAACCAGACGCAGAACAGTTCGCAGAACTCGCATTCCCAACGCATTCCCCAAGATGATCACCAGAAATATGATCTATACTCAGGAGATTACAATGAATGCGGCTGCTAGTTCGTTCGCCACCTATTGTTTCCGCGCAAATTCTCTATATGATCCCGATTTCACTTCCACCGGCCATCAACCATATGGATTCGATGAGACTATGACCGTTTACAACAACTATTCTGTTACCGCCTCTTATATTCGCGTCAAGCATATTCCCAATGCCATTGCTGATGGTAATCCAGCGTATGTCGCTATTATTCGTTCAAATTCCTCAACCGCGCCTTCATTCACTGCCGCGGAGCAGTTCCTTGAGTACTGCAGGTACAATGGCTCTAAGCCCATTTTGATTGGGAGCTTCCAGCAAGATATGGGCCCGCGCCCAGCTGTCGCTAAACTCGGCTGGCGCTACAAAAAGCAATTCATCGGCAATTCCAACGATAACTTCAATTGGGGTACCGCCAGCACCAACCCGTCGCTCGAGGCATATTTCCATATTATCGCATTCTCCGTCTATGCTGATGATCCCGCTGCATTCCCCCTCGAAGTCGATATGGGATTCAAGGTCAAATTCTTCACTCAAAAGATGCTCTCTATGTCATAATCGAAAGCTTCTCCGCCCACAAAAAAAGCAATCATTTTTTTTAACGTATAATCCCGAGACGCGCAGCGTCTCTCTCCCCGCACGCGCGGGGGGCGGAGAAGCACCGAGCCTCTGAGGGGCGGTGCTACCCCCGGGAGCACCACCGCCCCGAAGAGGTCGAGTGTGCGCCGGAGCGCCCGCAAGGGCGTTCCCAACGTATACGCACACTTAAATTGTTTTCATATATTCGTCAAATTCTTCATTCGTCATTTCCTGCTTGCCTTCGTTTTTAGTCCGGGGGTCTGGTTCAGTATTACCCAGACCACCTCCGGACACACCTCCGGACATGGCTTCAAGGTGCGTGATTTTAACGCGCCGGAGCAATTGGTCCAGTTTGTCCTCTGCCGCGAGGTTCTTGTAAACCCCCTCGGGCGGCAGAGAGGAGGTGATTATGATGTGTTTAGCGAGAAAAGGTACCGGCTCGCGTCCACGACGGCGCAATTCATAGGGCCATTTGTCGATCAGTTGCAGCAACTCGCTGAATTTAATATCCCCCCTAAATTCGTTGATGATCACTGTTTCCTGCCCGGTGTACCCGTCTTGCCAGCCGTTGTCGTTCTTCCACACATAGTGCGTCTCTGGATTGAAGCCCTCAAACGCCTTGTGCGACTTGCCTACGCCAGTTGGCCCCCACAACCACTCGCACGTCGTCATTTCTGTTCTAAATCGCTTGCGTAATGCAATATCCTCGATTTTGGACATTGTCCTTCCATACATGTGAAATGCCATCGGATTCTCAAGCGCGACCTTGTCGACTGCTTTGCCCTCGATGATCTCCTTGGCGATTTTATCTAAATCCGTCCGTTTTCCAGGCTGTTTGGGCTCTCCTTTCATCCACGGCTTGCCCCCCTTGCTGCAGTATTGGATGTTTTGATGAGCGAACCCTTTGGCCACCTCAAGGTGCGCAGTAGCTCCAATTCTCTTCTTTACCGTTGAGAGAACGGGTTTATCCTTGAATTCGACATACCCCTGAAGATGGGGTGTTCCTGTTTTGGGCGCAACCTCCTCGCCCACGATGATGTAGACGCACTCTAGGTTATGGAGACGCTCGATGTCCTCCTCTGTGTAGTTATTCAGTGTGAAGCACCAGTTGGGTGAACGTGACATGTCGATAGTATGCCCTCCGAATTATTTTATTTAATTTAAAAAATTAATTATCCCCCTATATATAT